TTTGAACAGCAGCTGGTAATTTGGGATCTCCGCAGTTCCTACAATTCTGGCGTCCGGGCAACGGAACTGCATCTGTTTCACGTTCAGATTGCTGCCGTAGGCAAGGTAAAACTTTTTCATGCAATCAAATCCTTTCTGAAAGGGATACCCTTTCACCACCATAAGACCGCCGAAGCGGTCTGGTGTAGCTGGTAGCAAAAGGCTGTCCCTTTATCTGCCGAACCGGAAAGCGGCATCGCCATCAAGGTTCTTGGTAAGAAAATTTCTCGCAGTGGAGAATTCCTCGCCGACCAGTCCCAATCGGATCAGCCATGTTCGCATGGCGAATTTCGGGTTTTCCGTTTGCTGTGGTTTCGGGCTGGCGGTTCGCAGTCCCTTTGCCATTTCGGAAAGGGCAAGGCAAAGCTGAATGTAACTTTTCAATTGTCCTGCATGGAGTCCATTTTTCTTTTCAGCTGTAGGCTTGTCAAACTGGAAAAGTCTGAATTCGATTGTTCCCTTTGTAAAGGTGGCATGGAAGTTCAGCATATGGTATCGGCTGTCGTTGTAGTGCTGATTTCTGCCGTAATTTGCACCGTTCGCCGTATACCAGATGTCTGCGAACTGTGCCATGTTGGTGGGCTTTTTTCGGTTCAGCTGTTCGATGAATTGGGGATTGACCGTTCTGCAATATCGGTTCATTCTGCCTTGGTCGATTTTCAGGGCATCTGCAATCAGCCGTTCGTGGCTCGCCATAAGGTTGGCGAGGTTTCGCAGGGTTTGCGGTGTGTGTCCGTTGGCACCGATGTGAATGTGTACTCCGGCTCCGATGCCTGCATGGCTGATTGCTCCGGCTTTGCGCTTTCTGACCAGTTCCTGCAAGGTTTCAATGTCCTCGTATTTCAGAATCGGCGTGACCAGTTCGCACTTTTCGGCATCGCATCCTGCAATGCTGACGTCTTTCTGGAATTTCCATTCTCTGCCCTGTGCATCCCATGCCGACCAAGTGCTGTAGCCGTTTCGGCTTGCTGTGAATTCGTATCTGCCTGTTCCGAAAAAGTCTGCGGCAAGCTTTGCAGCTCGCTCTCTTGTGATGTGGTTCATCTCAATTTCAACCCCGATGGTCTGATTTTTCAGGTTTTCAATCTGTCTTTCTGTTTTAGCGTTCATAATGTTTTCCTCCGTAGTTTCGGGCTTTGTCTCGGCTGTCGCCTCGGTCGGTGCTTCTGCTTCGCAGAGGTTGCCACTGGCAACCCGCACCCCTTTTGTTGTAACCATATTAACTCTAAACGGAGGAGATAGCAAGTGGCTAAATCTACAGAAAATGAGGTCAAAAGATTGTGTAGAATACACTCTTGCAATTCTTGCGATTGTATGGTAACATACTGTACAATGGAGGAGGTGCCGCCTTATTTTTTTACCTCGGATACGGTCTGGAAACTGTCGATTTCGGGAATCAGAGCAAGGAAAGAACCATTCTCCCACCGCATATGAATGCTGCCCGCATCGTCAATATGCGTGACCTCGCCGACTGTTCCGGGAAGAACCGGATATGTTTCATTTCGCATAGAAATCAGCTGTAATTTCGTTCCGACAGGGTACTTTTTTCGCAGCTGTTCCAGATATGATTCACTCGGAAACTGCATCAGTATCACCAACCTTTCTGAATGCGGAATTGCCGGACAGATGCCGAAGAATGACCTTTCTTGCCGCCTTGAATTCTGCACCCACCATTCCCAGACGAATCAGGAAACACCGCATGGTATACTTGGGATTGTCGGAGGTGTCCGGCTTGCGGTTGATGCGGCTCTGGTTCTTGGCAAATTCGCAGAGCATGGAAATGAAGGTGCAGTAGGCATCTGCATCGCCGTCCTGTTCGACCGTGAACCATGGAAATTCCACCTTTTCATCAGACGGAATGATGTCCAAACAGTCGGTTTGAAAAGCTGCCTGAAAAAGGGCAACCTTGTTTTCGCAGATTTGCCGGAGATTACCGAGCGTATGCTCCGTGAAGAAATCGGCTGGCATCTGCACCGTCAAGCCCTTGGATTCTGGTTCTGTGGTGTCCGGAACAGCATAGCCCCGACTTGCCAGTTCGGCAAGAAGCCGTTCTGTTTCCTTATGGTCGGCTTGGTCACTGATTTCCAGATCACCGGACTTGGTAACGGTATAGCATTCCCCGATTTTATAGGCACAGGTGGGCATATACTGATATTCTGCCGTTGTTCCAATGATCGTGGCTATCGCCCATGCCAGTTTCTTTCGATTTTCTCCTGCAAGATGAAATTCAATTATCATATGTTTTCCTCCCGATTTTCGGTGATTTACCTTTCGGCAGTACATATGTTAACTCTTTTCCCCACAGATAGCAACTGTGAGATGTGTAGAATTATTCCCTTTCATTTTGTGCATAGTAAGCAATTCCGGCAAACACAAACCAAGCATTGCAAGCTGCGATACCATTTCCCCACATTTTATAAGCTGCACTGTCGGAATATGGGTTTTTCAGCCATTTTTCAATCTGCTTGTGAGATTTCGGCTTGCAGATCTTACCGACAGCTTTGTTGTATGTTTCAAAAACATTCTGCCACCAAGTAATCTGTTCTTCGGTCGGATTTTTAATACCGATATCATCACACCACCAAGTCGGCATACCTTGCAGTAACGCACACTCTTGCGGTGTCAGTCGTCTTACGATGTATTCAATTTCAGGAGTGCTGTCGTTGACAACCGGAGGGTCTTTGTAGTCCGATGCCACAAGTGTATTTGCTTTTTCCTTTTCAGCAACAGTATGGCGAGAATTTTTACTTGTAGAGTATTTCGGATGAGCGATTCCGCCAGCCCCCGACGCAACAAGTGTCGGAGATTTTTCTTCTCCCACCTGAAAACTGAATCGTGCATTGTAACTCTGATTCATGGCAGGTCTGCCAATGCTGTAAGAAACTGCATGGTTTTCCGTGCAATTCAGCGTGTACATGGTTTCCGATTTCTTGTACCCGTCACCATGATGTGAAGGACGTGAGCCGTTTCCTTCTACAACAACCATGCCTCCTTGATTTTTACACGGTGACTGATTGCTGGTATCAATGGTTCTGGAAGTTTCAGCTTCATAAAATCCGCTGTTCGGATTATTACTCAGCATGGAATTGCTGTATTTTCCGCAAATACCATATGCCTTGGGAACGAAAAGTGTCTGGTCGTTATTGCAGGAAAGAGTAGCGGATTTATTTTCCTGAATCAAAGCACCACGTCCACCATTTCCGTGACCACATCGTATTTTCAGCGTTGCAGGAACAACTGATGATTCCACCACAAACGGCTGATTATTTCCGCCCGTTCCATATGTAGCAGAAACTGTTTCCGCTACTTCAACAGGACCCTTAAATCGTGTATCTTGCCCGTGATTTGAAAAAACTAACCCTGTGCTTGTTTCTTCAGAGCAAGTTCCAAAACTTCCGGCAGTTTCTTTCCACGAACAGAAGCTCTGCGGAGAATACCCAGACACGCCCTCGGACTCAAATAGTATTTTTGAGGCACGTTCGCCTGCAAAATCTGCGACAAGGTAGATTCTCGCTCTTCGTTGGGGAAGATACCAGTATTGAGCATCGAACGTCCTGTAGGCGACAGAGAAATTTTCACCCATGATTTCTCCTGCCTTTGTCCATTTTTCAGGTTTAGGGACAGATAAATCTGCGTCTTTAATCCTACAGAATTCTTCGAGAACACATCGGAAATCTTCTCCGCCATTTGAGGAGAATGCTCCCGTGACATTTTCCCACACTGCAAATCTCGGATATTTTCCATTGGTTGCACCTCTCATTTCCTTTATGATTCTGATTGCCTGAAAGAAAAGTCCTGAACGCTCTGCATTCAAGCCCTGACGCTTGCCTGCAACTGAAAGATCGGTGCAAGGCGAGCCAAAGGTGATAATATCCACAGGATCAATTTCTGCACCGTTGATGCTGTTAATGTCACCAAGGTGCTTTACAAACGGCAGTCGCTTTTCGGTTACAGCGATAGGAAAAGGTTCAATTTCTGATTTCCAGACAGGCACAATGCCGGAAAGCATAGCCATCATAGGAAATGTTCCTGAGCCATCGAAAAGACTGCCAAGAGTGAGAGGTTTATTCATCAGGCTTTTCCACCTCTTTCACCAGCTCAGAATATGCGATTTGTTTTCCATCACGGATAACATACACACCGTCAGCATCGCCGCTATCCTCAACATAGCGACGAAGAATAACAGATGCATATTTTTCATCCAGTTCCATTGTGTAACAAATGCGATTCATCTGCTCACAAGCCATAAGGGTTGAACCGCTGCCACCGAATGTATCAATAACCACACCATTTGCCTGTGTGGAATTTCCGATAGGATAGCTTAAAAGGTCAAGTGGCTTTGAAGTTGGGTGATTTGCATTTCGTTTCGGCTTATCAAAATTCCAGATGGTCGTTTGCTTGCGGTCTGAATACCAGTGATGCTTGCCGTTCTGCATAAAGCCATACAGCACAGGTTCGTGCTGCCACTGATAATCAGAGCGTCCAAGTACCAGACTATCTTTCACCCAGATACAGCATCCCGCAAGATGAAATCCTGCATCAATAAAAGCTTTTCTGAAATTCAGTCCTTCCGTATCCGCATGGAACACATAGGCTGCACCTCCTTTTTCAAGGTGGTCAGCCATACACTTGAAAGCTGAGAGTAGAAATGTATAAAATTCCTCATTCTTCATACTGTCATTCTGAATGGTAAGTCCGCTGGAACTCTTGAAGGAGACCCCGTATGGTGGATCGGTCAGAATGAGGTTTGCCTTCGTATCGCCCATAAGAGCAGATACATCTTCGGCTGATGTTGCATCACCGCACATCAGCTTATGTTTTCCGACAGTCCAGATATCGCCACGCTGTACAAATGCAGCCTTTTCAAGCACTGTGGTAAGGTCAAAATCATCGTCTTTGACTTCATCACCGCTGTTTGTATCAAATAAATCAGCAATTTCAGATTCATCGAAACCAGTCAAACCAAGGTCGAATCCGAGATTCTGCAACTCTTCCATCTCAACAGCAAGCAGTTCATCATCCCAGCCGGCATCTAACGCCATACGGTTGTCGGCAAGGATATATGCTTTCTTCTGTGCTTCCGTCATATGGTCAACAAATACACATGGGATTTCTGAAATGTTTTCAGCCTTTGCAGCTTCAATCCTGCCGTGTCCGGCAAGGACGTTGTATTCCTTGTCAATGATGACAGGATTGACAAATCCGAATTCACGCAGAGAGGAGCGAAGTTTTAGGATTTGTTCCTTGTTGTGCGTTCTGGCGTTATTTGCATAAGGCACTAACTTGTTGATGTCAACAAGCTGAAATTCTTTGGTTGTGGTCATCTGTAATTCCTCCTCTGCTGAATTCTGAGCATACCTTTTCGGGCAGCATCAATGTTGCCTTTGACAGCCTGTCCCTTAATGGTTCTGTATTGCTGTTTGGTCATATTGCTACGCTGTTGTTTTAATTCTCTCCAGAATTGAACATCTGCTTTCATATAAATCTCACTTTCTGCTTCTCAACAATTTTTCCATCATATCTTCCTGTGGATTGCCCTGAAATTCCACAGAACAATTTTCCCTCACAATCTGAAAAATCTGATTCCAGATTTGGTTTGCCTGTTTCATATAGTTCTGTGACATTGCAACGTAGGGCGAAGCAATGGCGGCTCCCGTGGTCGGATGCTTGGAAATATATCCGTACTTAGTGACGATCTGCTCGCAGTGAATCCAACGGGAAATGCTCATGGCATACTGTTCCACAAGCTGACGGCTGACGATTTTCTCGCAGGAACGTTCTTTCAGCCATTGATAGGTTTCTGTATACACATCATCTGCAAGGAGTTTTGTGCCGTCACGCTGTAATTCTTTCATGAAATCTCTGACAGGCGGTGTTTCAGCGGATTCCATATCCGCAGTCTGCATCATAACTTCCGCCGATTTTCCCTCAGCAATTTTCTCAGTGAGTGCCTTTCTTGGTCTTCCTGCACCCGGTCTTGCACCGCCTCGGTTTGTACCGTCTTTCGCCATGATGTCATCACCTCCGAAAAATCAAAGAATTTCAAACAAAAATGTTAAATCGGGCATGAAAAATGCCGACTGCAAAAGTCGGCAAAGTTAGATATTATCAGCATTTTTCAGTATTTTTATCTCTGAGGGGGTCAATAGGGTGTTTGAATACCCGTTTTTGTGCGTGAGAGGACCCACCGGTCAATGTTTTGTCCTTTTTTAGAGATTTTTATACCCCCAGGGGATTTTCAGTATGTATAAACAGGATTCTTATCTTCCGTCCACGTTTTTTTATCGTGACAGGGTTTGCATAAGGCTTGCCAGTTGCTTTCGTCCCACATCAAAGCAGGGTTGTTACGATGCGGTTGTATGTGATCGACCACAGTTGCAGGAACGTATCGTCCTTGCTGCATACAGCGTACACACATCGGGTGTTTACGGAGGTAAGCTTTACTGAGCCTACGCCACTTGCTGTTGTAACCACGCTTGGCAGCTGACGGTCTGTCAGGCTGTTTGTGCTTTTCGCAGTATCTTTGTCCTGCATCAATAAGCTGTGGACAGCCAAGATAACCACAAGGGTGTTTACTCTTCTTCGGCATTGTCTACCTCCATCAGGGTATAAAAATAGCCACAGCAGATTTCTCTGCCATGGCATCTATATATTATTTTCTATGATATAGTTTATCACATTTTAGTGTGTCACGCAAGGGTTTTCAGACAAGTTGGCACAAATGACACACTTTTTTATTTTTCTCAAGGTTTGCTATCGCTTTATCACGAATACGATACACGGTACGACGGGAACAATAAAGCTGTGCCATGATTTCATTTGCTTTGATATGGCTGAAATACATTCCCTCAATTACAACACGTTCCTCATTTGGAAGTGCCTTTACAGCATCTTTAATCGCTGCTTTCATATCCACAAAACGGTCAATCTCTGCATTGCGTTCTGTCTGAAGGTCAACAATTTCTGCCATTACGATTCCGATCTTGTCCTTATCAGGAGAAGATGACCTTGGTGCATCACCACCAATATGTGCCGCTGTATCTGTCAATCTTGTACGAAGCATCTCTTCCTGACGGATTTTTGATTCAATGGATAAATCCAAAGCACGGATACTTTCAAGATACTCTCTTACATTCATGCCACTTCCTCCTTATCATCTGCATAAGTACTCTCCCGTCACAATCCGAAAGGATATCAAACCAGCCGGAACAGAAGAACTTTTCCAGACTGACTCTTCCGTATTTGTCCTGATTCATCAATGCGGCTCGATAATCCAGAACCGCACGTTCTACGATTGCTGCCGCTAATTCTTTGTAGCTGTCATTCATTGCTCCTCCAATTCCGCCCTGACTGCTGACATCAGGGCTGTTTGTGTTTTATCTTTTTCGGTAAGTGCTTTCAGAATTTTCTCATCAACTGTACCTTTTGTGATAATGTGCTGTATGATGACAGTTTCGGATTTCTGCCCCTGTCGCCATAATCTTGCATTGGTCTGCTGATAAAGTTCCAGACTCCAGGTCAGTCCAAACCAAACAAGAAAATTTCCGCCTGCCTGTAGGTTCAAACCGTGTCCGGCAGATGCAGGGTGTATCAATGCCAGCTGCAGCTTTCCGCTGTTCCAGTTTTTGATGCTTTGTGCCGACTTGATTTCCTGATAGACGATTCCAAGCTTCCCAAGCCTTTCTGCAATTCTCGTTCTGTCGTGTTTAAACCAATAGGCTACAAGGACAGGTTTGCCGTTTGCAGATTCAATAATATCCTCCAACGCATCAAGTTTTCGGCTGTGTATCGGGATTATCTCTCCACTATCATCATAAATTGCACCGTTTGACATCTGACACAGCTTATTGCTTAAAGCTGCAGCATTTGCCGCTGTGATCTCAGTATCCTGAACTTCAAGAATCAATTCATCTTTCAGTTCTTTATATTTTTCTTTTTCAGCATCAGACATTTTCACCATGTATTCGTTTGAAATGAGTTCAGGCATTTTCAAGTGGTCAATTGCTTTCATGAAAACTGTGATGTCTGATATTTTCTCGTATATTCTTTCTTCTGCATCAGGGAGAGGTTTGTAGGAATACACGATATAGCCGTTCTGCTTATCAGGCTTGAAGTATTCGTTTCTGTATTGCCCGATAAATCTTCCCAAACGCTGTCCCATATCAAGCAGACGGAACTCAGCGAATAGATCCATAAGTCCGTTGCTTGCAGGAGTACCTGTCAGTCCCACGATTCGTTTCACCTTAGGTCTGACTTTCATCAGTGCCTTGAAACGTTTGCTCTGATGGTTCTTAAAGGAACTCAGTTCATCAATTACGATCATGTCATAATCGAATGTTGTATTGCTGACAAGCCAGTCCACATTTTCACGATTGATGATGTAGATGTCGGCATCAGCGTTTAAAGCTGCAATGCGTTCTTCTGCTGTTCCGACTGCAACACTGTATCTCAGGTGCTTCAGATGATCCCATTTTTGCACTTCTGCCGACCATGTATCTCTTGCTACTCTCAGCGGTGCGATAATCAGAACTTTTCTGACTTCAAACAGGTCATATATCAGATTGTTGATAGCTGTAAGGGTTGTTATGGTTTTGTCAACCTAAGCCCATGTCAAGGAAAAGAGCTGCTGTCTTATGTTCTTCAATAAACTTGACTGCATATTCCTGATAATCATGAAGCTTCATTACTCATCACCTCTTTTATAAATTTATCGATGTCCTCTAAGGTATCAAGGACGTAAACCTGAAAGCCTAACCGCCTCAGAAGTTTATGCCTTGAAAGCTGTAGAGGTCTTGGTTTCTGATTTGGTGCTTTCACTTCCACAAAGGCAATGTGTCCCTTTGGCATCAATACGATGCGGTCAGGAACTCCTGCGGTTCCGGGAGACGTGAACTTCCAGCAGACTCCGCCTTTTTGCTTTACTGCCTTTGTGAATTTTTCTTCAATTATTTTTTCTCGCATAAATTCTCCCTATTTTTCGGAAAAGTGGATGTCTGTGGATGTCGTTTACAAACCTTATATATAGAGATAATTTTTACTTTTTTCCTCGCCTGCGTAAAGTCTGTATATGAGTATCACAGACTATCACTTTCCCTATTTTACGCTGTTTTTTAAACTTTTAAATGCAGGTCAATTCAAAAAATCTTCGTCATCTTTCAGGCTTAAGCCATATATAATGACGCCCTTATTGGTTCTTTTTCTTTTGTACCCTGCCTGTTCTAAAGCAGAATAAAAATCTGTTGTACTACGTGTATACTCTCCGTTTTCGTTACAGTATTCTCGATAATTATTGTACAGTTCACCAGACTTTTGCTTGAATCTTTTATCCACATCACAACATTCATTGATGAAGTTTCCAAGCCAGTCATTGCCCTCACGATAAGAGCCAATTGCATCTAAAACACACTGCGGTCTGATAATCTGATAATTTGCCGCAATCACCTTTTTTGCACCCTCAATCAGCCATGAAAGCACTGCACCGCCTGCGTTATCAACTAAATGCTGCGTGTAGTTTTTGATGTCCTTAGAACCCTGAATTTTTGCATGAAACGGAATGACAATCAATCTTCTCCATGTACCGTCATCCGATGCACCGACCTTAGGAAGATGATTGGTATAGAGCACCAAAGTGTGAGAGGGTTCAAAGTGAAATGGTGCTTTGAACTTCTTTTCGGCAAAAATCGGGTCAGTGGAACAGAGCTGTTTTACCACACTGGTATTCAATCGCATTCCTTCCTGCAATTCTGCCGCAATAATCATACGCTTTCCTTTGAGTTCCGCCATTTCAGGCTTGACATTACGCTTGCAATTGACGGTCAGTGCATCCGCTGAAATGTTACCGCTGTAACTTCCCAGAACCTTATAGATGACATTCCAGAAGGTACTCTTGCCGTTTCGTCCGTCACCATAGGCAATGATCATCGCTTCCATATACACCTTGCCCACAATGCAAAGTCCGCAGATCATCTGTACATAGTCAATAAGGCTTTGGTCACCGCAGAAGAACAGCTGCAAGGCATCCTCCCACAAATCCTTACCAGCATCACTTGGAACGACCGCCGTCACTTTCGTTAAAAGGTCGGCAGGATCTGTAGGCTTCCAGCCATTCAATCCTTCGGGCAGATAATACGTGCCTCCGGGGGTATTGAGGAGCATTGGATTGCTGTCGAGGGCTTCGGGATTGTGGAGAACCAGCGGCTTTGCAGCCTCCAGTGCATTAGTCATACTGCGGATATGACGGTATTTCATCACAAACGCCTTAAAAGCGACATAATACTGATACTGCTTGTATGCCTCTGCCTGTTCTCCCACCAAACCATCTCTGAATTTTTTACCGCCATTTATCGCCACATCTCTTGAAATACCGAGGCTTTCCAGTTTCAGAAGGGATGCTTCCACCTGCTTTTCCGCCTCAGCCAGCTGAATGTCAGTATGTTCGATCATGGCAAGGGTGACTGCGTGTTCGGATTCTTCCCAGTACGTTCCATTGTATCTTAAATAATCTGTCGCAACAGTGAAAGAAACCTCGTCAGAGAAGCTGTCAACGAACGTGCGAGCCTCTCCAACGTCCGAAAAATCATCTGGAATAAGGACGTGTTTTCCGTATTCTTCAGGAGAAATATATCCCTCCTGAGAGGCTACTTTCTTCCCGAATTTGCAGGCACTGTGCCAGATCGTTTCCAGTTCTTCATCCGGAAGTGGCGGTTCGCATTCTGCTGCTTTTTCAAGAAACTTCTGATAACTTTCATCAGTCACGCCAAAACGCTTGACCAGCTTTCCAGCCGTGCGAGACATTGTGCTGTTTCGCTGCCCCTGCGGAATGTTACGGTTTGACTTCATCAGTGTAAGCCAGTCCTCAATGGATAAACTGCCTTCGTGCCATACAACATCACTCGGACAGCCAAACAAAAAGCGTGAGGCATCCAGTGCATTTCCGTCAAAGACTGGCAGTTCCTTATGGATTTTCTGCTTTATCGCCTTGTGGGAATTTGCATCGTTGCAGGGTGCTGTCGGGAAAAATACGTGAAAACGTGGTCTTGCGGATTTATTCCCTTTTGCCAGCATATGATGACGGCTGTATGTAATCGCAAACGCAACATCGCAAAGGTTATCAGCTAAAAACTGCGGTGTGATCCATTCGTCAGGATTATCGCTGTGGTCATTGTCGCAGTCCATTGGAACAACATCAGATGCGATAAAATTTGCATCGCTGCGTGTATCGTTCTGATACTTTGCACACACATGGTCAGCAGTAATGGATTTCTTAAGGTCTCCCTCACAGGTAATCACTCTCTGATTCGAATATAGGGTGTTTTTCTCATTGCCTGTACAATTCGCTGTGTAAATGGTAAATTTCATTCCTTTTCCTCCAGTTCTTCCGTAAAATATCGGATCTTCATATGCTTTCTTTCTGCTCGTTCAATTTCAGCTTTCATACCTGCGGAAATCGTATCTCCGAACACCCACAGTTCCACGCACTTGCTCATCAGTACAAGATTCATGAAGATTGCAGTTTCACGCTCTTCAAAAACAGTATCGTCCATAAACTGCGTGAAATAAATGTGGGGAGTAATCGGCAGATAATGCCTGTCCACTGCAAAACGGCTGTATTTCCGTGCATTTTCAATGTTGGTGTTAATGCAGCCGTGAGAATATGGGGAACAGATATATACAAGCGGACGATATCTTGCAACTCTCTCTTCCCTTTCAATGCGAGATAATGCTTCATAGGTTGTTGGATCATAATAGCCTTCACTGTTATATTTGCTGGCTGTCATATAAATCTCTCCTTCCCTGATTAATTTAAGGAATTCTTCCTCTGATAATTATGTATTTGAATTTAGGCTTTTTCCGTTTTAGAAAGAAAAATCCCGTTTACAGATTAAAAAACTGTAAAGCGGGATTTTTTCATAGAAATCTGTCTGTAAAACGGAAAAACAGCTTTTTCAAATACATAACCGACAGAAAGGGATAAAACCTTTCGGAAACGGAGGTGTTTCAGATGCAGAAAAAAGAAACCTGCACAATGGATGATGAACTCATTGATGTGTTAATTGCCATCAGTGTCATATCCAAGCGACTGGCAGAAAAACTGAAAAGTCAAACAGAAGATGAGGAGTAAAGACTATGAGCAAAATGAGCGAATTATCGCAGGTTCTTGATGAAATGGTATCCTGCGGTGAAAATCTGATTCATGCTGCAAAAGCCTTAAAAGACATCTTCTCTTCCACTGAAGAAGAAAAGAAATCAGTATCTTTGGAAGATGTCAGAGCCGTTTTGGCAGAAAAATCAAGAAGAGGCTTTACAGAAGAAGTCAAAGAAATTATTTCAAAACATGGGGCAGACAGACTTTCCGGCATTGATCCGTCCGAATATGAATCCTTACTTTCAGAAGCTGAGGTGATTGGAAATGCCTGATATACATTCTCCCCTTTCACCATCATCAGCATTTCGTTGGATAAAGTGTACTCCCTCAGCAAAACTAAATGCCGCACTGCCGGACAGTACTTCAGAATATGCCCTGCAAGGCACAGCAGCACACACACTTTGTGAATACAAATTACAAAAACTGCTCGGCAAAGATGCTAAAGACCCAACTGAAAATCTTACGTACTTTGATGCTGAAATGGCTGACTGCACAGACAGCTATCAGCAGTATGTATCAGAACGAATTGAAAAAGCAAAGCAATTTTGCAAAGACCCTATCGTCCTTGTGGAACAGAAACTGGATTTTTCAAAATGGGTACCGCAGGGATTCGGTACGGGCGACTGCGTTATTGTTGCGGACAACATTCTTACAGTGATTGACTTTAAATATGGAGTCGGTATATTGGTGGAAGCAGAGCAAAATCCGCAGATGATGTGTTATGCACTTGGTGCTTTGGCACTGTTTGACAGCATTTATGATATTGAAAATGTTGTAATGACAATCTTTCAGCCAAGACGTGACAATATCAGTACTTATGAACTTTCTAAAAAAGAACTTCTGCAATGGGCAGATGAAATTCTCTCCCCGGCGGCACAACTTGCTGCAAAAGGTGAAGGAGAATTCAAAGCCGGAAAGCATTGCAGATTCTGTAAAGTAAAAGCTACCTGCCGCAAACGTGCGGAATACAATCTGGAACTGGCTCGTTATGATTTTGAAATGCCTGCCAATCTTGAGGATACAGAAATAGAGGTCATTCTTTCAAAAGCAGATGAGTTAGCTGCATGGTGTTCGGATATTAAAGAATATGCATTTCAGCAGGCATTAAACGGTAAACAGTGGAACGGCTGGAAATTAGTTGAAGGTCGTTCTGTCCGCAAGTACATCAATGAAGATGCAGTTGCAGAAACCGTAAAAAATGCAGGTTATGACCCATATGAACATAAAGTCCTGGGGATTACAGCTATGACCAGAATGCTTGGAAAAGCCAAGTTTGAGAATCTTCTCAGTTCTTTTATCGAAAAACCAACAGGCAAACCTGCATTAGTTCCAAAATCGGACAAACGTCCGTCAATTAACAAAGCGGTACAAGCCGCAGATGATTTCAAGGAGGAAAATGAATCATGACAAAAAAATTCGTAAACCCGACAAAGGTAATTACAGGTCCTAAAACAAGATGGTCTTACTGCAATGTATGGCAGGCTAAGAGCATTTCCGGCGGTACACCGAAATTCAGTGTTTCCCTCATCATTCCGAAGAGCGATACAGTAACAATAAACAAAATCAAAGTTGCAATTCAGGCAGCATACACCGAAGGAGAATCTAAACTGAAAGGCAACGGCAAGACCGTCCCTCCTCTCTCCGTTCTTAAAACTCCGCTTCGTGATGGTGATACAGAACGTCCGGATGACCCTGCATATGCTGACAGTTACTTCATCAATGCAAACTCTGCAACAGCACCGGGAATCGTTGATGCTGATCGTCAGACAATCATTGATCACAGTGAAGTTTACAGCGGTGTTTATGGTCGTGCCAGCATTAATCTTTATGCTTTTAATTCTAATGGAAACCGTGGTATTGCCTGCGGTTTGAATAACCTCCAGAAAATTGCAGATGGTGAACCTTTAGGCAGCAAATCAAGTGCTGAAGACGATTTTGCAGATATTGAAGAAGATGATTTTCTTGACTAAAAACTAAAATAGCTGGGTGGGCAGTTAGGCTTTATGCTTGGGTGGGATATTGAAAGGATGATTTAAAATGAATGAACTGATTAAGGTAAACTATGATAACCCTGAAAAGCCTGTCGTTTCAGGACGTGAACTTCATGAAGCACTTGATATTACAACAAGATACAATGACTGGTTTGCTCGTATGTGTGAGTATGGATTTACTGAAGATAAAGACTTTTACTCATTTTTGAGTAAAAGTAATGGTGGCAGACCTTCAACTGACCATATGCTTACAATTCCAATGGCAAAGGAACTCTGTATGATTCAGCGTACCGACATAGGCAGAAAATTCCGTCAATACTTCATTTCTGTCGAAGAAGCCTGGAACAGCCCTGAAATGGTGATGCAGAGAGCATTGTCTATTGCAAATGAACGTGTTAAGGCCTTGCAGCTTTCTGTTTCTCAGCTTACTGTTGACAATCAGATTATGCAGCCAAAGGCAGAATATTTTGATGAACTGGTTGATAGAAGATTACTTACCAATTTCCGTGATACCGCAAAAGAACTCCATATCGGGCAGAAAGAATTTATTCAGTTTCTGCTTGACCACAAGTATGTCTATCGTGACCGTAAAAGCAAACTAAAGGCGTATATGCCTTATGTGGAAGACGGACTTTTTGAACTGAAAGAATTTACAAATACCAAAACAGGTTTTACGGATACGCAAACATTAGTTACACCGAAGGGCAAAGAAACTTTCAGGCTACTTGGAATATAAGAAATTCAGACGGGTGGGCGTTTGGCAGAAATGCTGGGTGGGTTTGAGGTTTTATGATAACAATCGATATTGAAACAAAATCCGATAAGGACATATCAAAATGCGGTGTCTACGCCTATACAGATACACCATATTTTGATATTCTGCTGTTTGCATACTCCATAGACGGACAGTCTGTTCAGGTAGTGGATACGGCAAACGGTGAAGAAATTCCGGAAAATGTTCTCGCTGCTCTTGCAGATAAAAATGTAGTTAAAAGAGCATTCAATTGTAACTTTGAGAGAGTTTGTCTTTCAAAATATCTTCGTGGAAATCACCCTCAATATTTTCAGAGTTACAGCATTGACGAAGATACTGTCGGAGATTTCTTAAATTCCGAAAGCTGGCATTGTTCTATGATTCATGCAAGAACACTCGGGCTGCCGTCATCACTTGCAGAAGTCGGAAAGGTTCTGGGCATTGAACAGCAGAAAATGACAGAGGGCAAGGCTCTCGTCAAATTCTTTTGTGTGCCATACGACACAGTTGACGGTGTCCCACAGTTCCACTCCCCTACTGATTATCCCGATAAATGGGAGATTTTCAAAGCATACAACAAGCGTGATGTAGAGGCTGAACTGGAAATTGACAGAAAACTGTCACGTTTTCCTGTTCCCGATTTTATCTGGCAGGAATTTTATCTTGACCAGGAAATCAACGACAGAGGTATTCTCGTAGATATGCAGCTTGCTGATAAGGCAATTAGCCTTGATGCAGAGGCAAAAGAAGAACTGACAGTTGAAATGAAAAGGCTGACAGGTGTAGAAAATCCGAATTCTGTATATCAGTTGCTGGATTGGCTTGAAACACAGGGTTACAAGTCGGATTCTCTCGGAAAAGCACAGGTGCAGGAACTCATCAAAACTGCAAAAGAACCTGTGAAATCCGTGCTTCAGATGCGTTTGCAGTTGTCAAAATCCTCTGTGAAAAAGTATACCGCTATGAAAAATACAGCTTGCAGCGATAATCGTGCAAGAGGGATGTTCAGCTTTTATGGAGCATCAAGGACGGGGCGTTGGGCTGGCAGAAATGTGCAATTGCAAAATCTTCCGCAGAATCACTTGCCGGATTTGACAGAGGCAAAAGAACTTGTAAAGTACGGTTCTTTTGAAGATATTCAGATGCTGTATGATGATGTGCCTGATACGCTGTCACAACTTATCCGCACCGCCTTTATTCCAAGACAGGGTATGAAGTTTATTGTAGCTGACTTCTCTGCCATTGAAGCAAGAGTGATTGCGTGGCTTGCAGGCGAAGAATGGCGAATGAAGGCTTTTGCAAACGGCGAGGACATTTACTGTGCATCGGCATCAAAGATGTTTGGTGTGCCTGTTGTAAAGCATGGTGAAAACGGACATTTAAGGCAAAAAGGCAAGGTTGCGGAATTGGCGTGTATTGCTGAAGGGCAGCTTGTTCTTACAAATCATGGATTGAAACCAATAGAAAGAGTTTCTGTTTCCGATAAAGTATGGGACGGCGTGAAATGGATACCGCATCAGGGCGTGATCTATAAAGGAAAATGCAATGTCATTTCTTATGACGGACTTACGGCAACCCCCGACCACCTTGTGTGGGTTGAAGGCAGGATAACACCCATTCCATTCGGTATTGCCGCTGCAACAGGTTCTCAGCTTGTTAGCACAGGAAACGGTGCAATTGCACTGCAATATTCATGGAAGAACCACATTTTCGCAAATGAGAAAACAGCAGATGAGGTCTTTATCAGTAAAAGCCAGTCACGTGTATATGATTTAAAGAATGCAGGTCCTAATCACAGATTTACGGTTTCAGGAAAACTCGTCCACAACTGTGGCTACGGCGGATCAGTCGGTGCTATGAAGGCTATGGGAGCGGATTCTCTCGGTTTGTCTGATGCGGAACTAAAGCAAATCGTAACCGACTGGCGTGAAGCTTCACCGCATATTACAGAACTTTGGTGGACGGTAGATAAGGCTGTAAAAAAGGCGATCAAAGAAAAAACGTCAACAGAAACACACGGATTAAAATTCTCGTATGAGGCAGGTTTTCTGTTTATTGAACTTCCAAGCGGCAGACGGCTTGCTTACGCAAAGCCACGCATTGGAGAGAATCAGTTTGGCGGTGAATCTGTTACATATATGGGCATTAACGCTCAAAAGAAATGGGACAGGCTTGAAAGCTATGGACCGAAATTTGTAGAAAACATCGTTCAGGGAATTGCAAGAGATCTGCTGATGTATTCCATGCAGACACTCTCCCACTGCTTCATTGTTGCTCATGTACACGATGAAATGATTATCGAAGCACCAAAGGATATGTCCCTTGAAGAAGTTTGTCAGCAAATGGCAAGAACGCCAAAATGGGCAAAATGTCTGATTCTCCGTGCTGACGGATATGAATGTGAATTTTATAAGAAAGATTAAAAAAAGCAGCAGAACTGACCACTTGCATAGTCAGAACTGCTGCTTTTTTAAGCATTGTACATTTTTAACAGAGCATCAAGCAAACGATAGGCCTCTTCACGATAATAGGCCGTATTCTTCGACTTCTTAGAGTGAATACCATTGATATCAATATTAACAAGACCACACCTTAAAAAGTCCTCTGCTTGTTTGCGAACTGTATTTGCTGCATCATGTCCAAGATGCATTTTTTCATGAAACTCCTTCCCCTTAATATTATTGATAAGAAGCAAGGCAGCAAAACCGTGCTTTGGAGATTGTTCAATTAACTGATGAATCAAATCTGTGATAAGTTTTGTAATTTCACGCTTTTCTTCTTTTTCCATAATTTCATCTTCCGGTGAAGGTGAAGCTTCCATTTCAAGTTCATAGGCATCTTCCAATTTATTGACGGATACAGAATTTCTTACTGTGTAATGACCCAATTGTTCATTTACAGCTAAATTGAATGAGTTTCGTGCGTATTTAGCGATTTCTTTGGGAACAGCAACATACATGACCTTAAATTGTCTGCCACCTACAGAAATAGTTTTAACACATTCCTGATTCGTACAGTAAGATTCAGCAAAATCGCTGTACATAATTGGCACAAGAATCTCTCCGGATTTAATTTCTTCTCCATTGTAGTTGCGTTTGATATGATTTTTCATAGGTTGTCCTTTCTGCCTGTGACAGCAAGGGCAACGCAGATACAAAAAAGTCAGGTTCGTGTAGCCTGACTATCCTTTTGCCTGAAAAAAGGTATAAGGAAGAAAGGGTACACATTTCAGCTTTTTGAAAAAAGCTTTTTATGTATCCAGACATTGCCCTATACGTAATCAGGCACAGTATGAATTTTTCGGAGATGTTGCTCTCCATTGAATTATCAGAAATAACATCAACGATGTATGTGTATTTCAGCCAAATACTAACGCTCCAAAGCGACTTCTTTTAGCTGTTCATACAAAATTTACGTCTTACCACTGGTAAAGTGTGTGTATTTCTGATATAATAAGTTTTAATATGATTTGATGTGGATTTTTACTTCATCTAATAAAAAGAATATCGTTAATCCGGTTAATTGCAATAGCATTTTCCGTTAATCGAGTTAATATTTGAAAATCAGAGGCAACCTATGGCAAGTGAATCAATTCCCTATCTCTGTGGCGGTACATTTTTTACACAACTGCTAAGAGCAAGACCTGTTCTTACAACCTCTACAGAGCATACAAAAGGATACAAAGAAAGCCTCTCTGAACAAGAAACGTTCAGGAGGCTTATTTCAGTTTATCAAATGAAAGATTTTATGAACTGTTCCAGTTTAAAGACTTATACCAGTCAATTCAAAACCTGCACCAACTCACTGGAAGCTTTTACATCTTTTTCTGATGCGGATATGAAATGGTCATTTGATAAAGATATAAAAAGTTCCGATTCATCTGCTTTGATATTGATGTCTGAGTTTGTACAAGAATTTACAGACTCTAATAAGTATATCCAGCTTACACGTTGTTTGCTTGGTATGATTAAAAGTGACTACACCATTGAATCCGATACTCCTTTTTACATATTTGAAAATGGTGCTTTTGTTACCAAAGAAAAATTGATTGAAATGGAATCTTTTGTGATAGAACCTTTTCTTCTGGGAATCTGGCACTTTATTATTATGCGTCGCTCCGATTGTAATGAAAGAGGTGCAGCAACATATCAGCAGTGGTATCCAAACCGTGGAAAGTATGCAGGAACAGTAAGTGATTGTATTACACAGGAAATTTTCGTAGAATCCATCCCAAAAGCTGCTGAAGACAATATCTTTGAAGATAAAAATCAAAAAGCAACAACACAATATATCAATCATGCAACTATTGTAAATCAGTACGGTGAGAAAAATGTACACATCGACCACGTTGATATATTGAATCTATGAAACTAAAAAGGAGGTTCTGCGATGTCAAATGACATACAACCCAATCAGCCTGTAACTTTAAGCCTTCATCCGGATACTCAAACAATTCAGCAAACGGGTGAAAAAAATGTATTTGCAAATCATGTTGATAATTTGAATGTCACATTGCAAACGCTTAATACACCACCTCAGCTTGTAATACAAGCTCCGAAACTTGCAACGCTCTCTCTTAATAACGAATATTATAATCTGATCGTTAGAGATGAGATAGATCTTTATAACACACAGCCTTTCACATTAAGCATTGACCGTTCCTTGAAAGAGTATATGGGCGATGAATTAGTAAAAGAATTTCCGATTTCATCATCAGAAACACAAAAAAGAGTACTTACTTTTCCATCTATCTTTGCAAATGAAAATGTCAGTTATGGGCATACAAATGAAAAGCAGCTTCTTGGATTGGGCTATATCCGTCAGTTAAAAGTTCGTTACGAGGCAGTGAAGATATATCCGCATATTATTTATCTTCTGCCACAGCAGCGACTGAATGAATCTTTATTTGACTTAGATATACAAGGCAATTCATTTTTCAATGAGTTCAACAGAACGCACTGGTGTATAAAGAAAGTAAATCTGATAGCAGAATTACGTGAATTAGGATTTCAATTATAAGTTGGAGGTACATAATGAACGGCGAAAACAATGTGGTAGAGAAATGGGTCAATTTAGATGACATTGCGAATCATCTCAGCGTGAGTAAGGATACCATTCGTGCATGGATAAAGGCAAATAAGATTCCCTACTACAAAGCAGGAAAACAGTATAAATTTAAAATCTCAGAAATTGATGACTATGTGAGAAACGGGAAGATTACAGAGTAACGAAACAGTTTGTAATTTAAAAAATGATAATTCTATATCACACTATTTTTTGTAAGTATCCTCAAGTAAAGGAGTTGAAGACATGGCATATCAAAGTGAAGCTGCTCTTGAACAGCAATTTATAGAACAACTGAATAAACAGGAATACAGCACTGTAGCAATTCCGGATTATGATGCATTGGTTGAAAATTTCAAGGTGCAATTTGAAACTTTTAATGCATCAAAGCTTAGTACACCGCTAACCGAAAAAGAATGGGAACGCATTTTTAATCTCATGCTTGGAAAATCTATTTTTCAAAGTGCAAAAATTCTTAGAGACAAATTTGTATTGGAACGGGAAAATGGAGATAAAATATACCTTTCTTTCTTTGATACAGATCATACAAAGAATATTTTTCAAGTAGCCAACCAAACAACTGTTACTGGTAAATACGTAAACCGTTATGATGTTACAATTTTAGTGAATGGTCTTCCATTAATCCAAGTAGAATTGAAACGCCGTGGTATTGATATTCGTGAAGCAGTCAATCAAGTAATGCGATACAAAAAACATTCCTATAATGGGTTATATCATTTTATACAGCTTTTTATTGTATCTAACGGAGTAGATACTAAATATTTTGCTAATTCTGACCGTGATTTGATGTACAGTCTCGCTTTTTTCTGGACTGATTTTAATAATATCCGTATTACTAATCTAAAGGATTTCTCAATTTCTTTTCTTGCGAGAGACCATATCATTAAGATGCTGACACGCTATACAATTTTAAATGACACAGATAAAATCTTAATGGTAATGCGACCTTACCAAGTATATGCTGTAGAAGCCCTAATTCGTCAGGCCACACTTACAAACAGAAACGCATATATCTGGCATACAACAGGTGCAGGAAAAACATTGACATCATTTAAAACAGCACAAATTCTTGCTTCCAATCCAAATATTAAAAAAGTAATATTCCTTGTAGACAGAAAAGACTTGGATTCTCAGACTACTGAAGAATTCAACAAATTTGAAGCCGGTTCTGTCGATGTAACAGATCGTACAGATGTTCTGGTTCGCCAGATGAAAGATAAAAATCGACAGCTTATTGTCACCACAATGCAGAAAATGGCCAATGCTGTCAAACGTCCGCAATATGCAAAAGTAATGGAGGCATACCAAGATGAAAAGGTTATCTTTATCATTGACGAATGTCACCGTAGTCAATTTGGCGATATGCATAAGGATATTGTTCGTCACTTTAGAAAAGCTCAATTCTTTGGTTTTACTGGAACACCTCGTTTTGAAGTTAATGGAAAAACAGAAGGAAAAATCACACAGACAACAGAAATGCTGTTCGGTGAATGTTTGCATAATTACCTAATTAAAGATGCCATCTTTGATAACAATGTTCTTGGCTTCCATATTGAATACATAAAGACTATGGAGGGCGATTTCAACTGGGACGACCCTACTCTTGCTGACGCAATCGATATAGGGGAACTCTATATGTCAGATGAAAGAATGTCTTTAATTGCCAATCATATTGTTCAGAATCATAAATCTAAAACACGAAATGGACAATATACTGCTATTTTTGCCGTTTCTTCTATTGACGCACTTGTAAAATATTATAAAATTTTCAAGCAGATTAAACATGACTTAAATATAAGTGGAATCTTTTCTTATGGTCAAAATGAAGATGCAGAAGGAAAAGATGAGCATAGCAGAGATTCTTTAGAGAAAATCATAGCAGACTATAATGAGATGTATGGTACTAACTTTTCTACTGATACATTCTCTGCCTATCACAAGGATATTTCCGACCGTGTAAAAGGCAAAAAAACGAAGTCATTAGATATTTTATTGGTCGTAAATATGTTCTTAACTGGATTTGACAGCAAACAACTTTCTGTCCTTTATGTAGATAAAGATTTGAAATATCATGATTTGCTACAAGCTTATTCACGTACAAATCGTGTTGAAAAAGAAACCAAGCCATTTGGAATTATCATATGCTATCGAAATCTAAAAAAACGTACTGATGATGCATTAGCTTTATTCTCGAACAGCAAAGACACCACTGGAATTGTTGTTCCTGGGTATCAATATTTTGTTGAGAAGTTCAATGAAATGGTTATAAAGCTGAAAGAAGTTGCATTATTTCCTGAATCCGTAGATACAATGCAAAGCGAAGAAGACCAAAAACTTTTTGTTGTTACCTTCCGAGAACTGACAAAGTATCTACAATCCCTACAGACATTCATTGAATTCAGCTTTGATCAAGATGCACTCATAATGTCTGAGCAGGAATATCAAGACTACAAGAGTAAATATTTGATGCTGTATTCCAGACAAAGCAAAGATCGTGAAGTTGTTTCTGTTTTAAATGATGTGGACTTCTGTATTGAGTTAATGGAAAGCGATCGTATCAATGTTGCCTATATTATGAACTTAATTCGAAACATTCACTTTGACGATGTAAAACAAAAAAATTATGATATTAAGCATATCAAAGATGAGTTGAACAGAACAGATAATCCACAGTTATTACGCAAAGTTGAAATTTTACAAGCGTTTCTGGACAGAGTGGTTATTGGACTGGAAAGTGCTGATGAAATCGATGCTGCTTACAACGATTTTGAAAATGACACAAAACGAGAAGAAATTGTTGCTTTTGCAGAAAAAGAAAGCATTGATTCTTCGATGCTGACAGATATCATCTCAGAATATGAATTTTCCGGCACAATGGATGCAGGAAATATTCGTGACCGCATTGAGAAACCTATGCCACTGTTAAAAAAACGTTCTTTGGTAAATCGCATTGTAGACTTTATAAGACACCACACGGAAAAATATCAATAAGGAGATTTTAGCATGGATAATTCAATTCAGGCACATCAAAAAGAGTTGTGCAATAAATTATGGGCAATGGCAAATGCCCTCAGAGGCAATATGGAAGCGTATGAATTTAAAAATTATATACTGGGCATGATTTTCTACTATTACCTCTCCAACCGTACTGAAAAATATATGGTCAACCTTCTTAAAGACGATGACATAAGTTATGAAGAAGCTTGGGCAGATGAAGAATACAAATCTGCTGTTATTGAAGAAGCTCTTCGTGACCTTGGCTATGTAATTGAACCGCAATACCTTTTCCGCAAAATGGTCAGCATGGTTGAAAACCGCTCCTTTGACATTGAATTTTTGCAGAAAGCAATCAATGCATTGATGGAATCCACTATTGGAAATGATTCTCAGGAAGATTTCGATGGACTGTTCCTGGATATGCAGCTTGATTCCACTAAGCTTGGTCATACCGTTAAAGACAGAAGTGCTGTTATGGCAAAAATCATCTCTTCTTTAGATGAAATCAATTTCAGTGTAGAAGATACAAAAATTGATATTCTTGGTAATGCTTATGAATACTTGATTGGACAGTTTGCTGCTACTGCTGGAAAAAAAGCCGGTGAATTCTATACACCTTCGGGTCCTGCCGAATTACTATGCCGTCTTGCTTGCCTTGGTCTGACAGATGTTAAGGCTGCTGCAGACCCTACCTGTGGTTCTGGCTCACTTCTGCTAAGATTGAAGAAATATGCAAATGTACGTAACTACTATGGTCAGGAATTGACTTCTACCACATATAACCTTGCTCGCATGAACATGATACTGCGTGGTATTCCGTACCGTAATTTCGATATATACAATGGTGACACCTTGGAACATGACGGTTTTGGAGATATGAAGTTCCGTGTTCAGGTGGCGAATCCCCCTTATTCTGCAAAATGGTCTGCCGATGCACATTTTTTGGAAGATGAACGTTTCAATGAATATGGAAAACTTGCACCTAAGAGCAAAGCAGACTTTGCTTTTGTCCAGCACATGGTATACCATATGGACGAGGACGGACGTGCAGTAGTTCTTCTCCCTCACGGTGTTTTATTCCGTGGAGCAGCAGAAGAAGTAATCCGCAAGCATTTGATTCAGAAATTGAATGTTCTGGATGCAGTAATCGGACTTCCTGCGAACCTCTTCTTCGGTACAGGTATTCCGGTTTGTGTTCTGGTTCTGAAAAGAGAACGTAATGGAAATTCTGACAATATTTTGTTTATTGATGCTTCCAGAGACTTTGAAGCAGGAAAAAATCAGAATATTCTCCGTGAATGTGACATTGATAAAATTGTTGAAACATATGAAAAACGTGAAGATGTAGACAAATACGCACACGTTGCAACGATACAGGAAATTGAAGAAAATGGTTTCAATCTTAACATTCCTCGTTATGTAGATACATTCGAGCCAGAAGAGGAAATTGATCTGAATGAAGTAGCTGCTGATATCCGAAAACTGCAAACTGAAATCAAGGGAATTGATGCAGAATTAAAACCGTTTTTTGATGAATTGGGACTTGATTTCCCATTTGACGTGGAGGGCAAATAATATGGCAAATGTATCCTCAAGTAACGGTCTTGAAAATCGTCCGAAACTGAGATTTCCGGGGTTTGATGAGCCGTACAAGCAATGCCGTATTGGAGACATATATGCAGAGAGAAGCCAGCGTGGAGACTCCAATATGGAATTACTATCTGTAACAATGAATGATGGTGTAATGCCTCGCTCTGAAATTGAAGGTAAAGACAATTCCAGCGAAGATAAAAGTAACTATAAGATTGTTCACAAAGGTGATATGGTCTACAATTCTATGCGGATGTGGCAAGGAGCAAATGGTATTTCTCCATGTGACGGCATTGTCAGCCCTGCTTATACAGTTCTAATGCCCAAACAGGAGATCAACAATGGTTATTTTGCAGCACTCTTCAAAAATTCAAACTTAATCAATGAGTTCAGAAAAAATTCTCAGGGAATGACATCAGATACATGGAATTTGAAATATCCTCAGATAGAAACTATTAAGGTGCAGATTCCCTCTATTTCTGAGCAAAATAAGGTATCAGAAATATTCCGAATCCTTGATGAAAGAATAGCTGCACAATCTCAGTTGATTGATACCCTCAAGAAGTATAAAAGAGGTGTCATTCAAGCATTACTTTCTCCAAAGGATTGTAAGTTACAAAATGTCAAATGGACAACAGCAAGAGTTGGTGATATTGGAATTTTTATTAAGGGAGCCCCCTTATCAAAATCGGATATATCATCGGAAGGTATACCATTTATTTTATATGGAGAATTATATACAACTTACAATGAAGTCATAACAAAAGTAATACGTAAAACAAAAGCAAATGTTGATGATCTGTATTACAGTCGTAAGGGAGATGTGATTATACCAACCTCTGGTGAGACACCAGAAGAAATTTCTACAGCTTCTTGCGTTATGGTTCCTGATGTCATTCTCGCAGGTGATCTTAATATTTATCGCTGCACACAAATAGACGGACAAATTATGAGTTATATTCTAAATCATATAGTTAACGATAAAATTGCTCGTATAGCTCAAGGTAAGTCCATTGTTCACGTTCAAGCAACTGAAATATCCAAGATTGAAGTAACTTATCCAGACCAACTCTCTCAAAAGAAAATAGTAGCAATTTTGGCAGCAATTTCAGACCGAATAGATCAAAGCAACAAAGAACTTGAGTTGCTTCAAAAGCAGCACAAATCATTATTGCAGAAATTATTTATATAAATAAGTATTGAAGCAATCCTTTTTTGTATTCTATAAGACAATCATAAATTGCTACATGAGATGCAATTATATGATCTGTGGCTTCAAGAATGTCTATTGTCGCTTGCTGGTCATCCTTTGATGGAATAAGAAAATCACCTTTTGCAATTGTTGACCACTCGGCACGAGGCATTTTCGTTCCAGAGCTTACATTAGCAACTTTCATGAATGACTCTGATTGAATAAGATAGAAAAGATATTTGGGAATCAAAATATCGGTTGGAATCAAAGACCATATTTCTGAGGAACAAACGCACTCTTTCTGAACGAATGCGTACTTTCTCAAATACGGGCGAAGTTTACCAAACATCACATCTCCGGGCTTGCATACTGTTTTTACGCTGTTTTGATAGTCGGCACAAGTTGATCCTATAATGCGTCCTGTTTCCTGCTCAATATGTTCAAGTTCGATACAGGTAGCATGAGCATTACATTTGGGGTTGTATTTCTCGTTTCTACGTACTGCCAATTCAGAAAAAGCATAGAAATCAGCAGTTGAAAACAAGGAAGTGTTTTGCGAGAACACAGCAGAAAGAAGTCCTCTTTTATACTTCTATTCAAGCACCATAGAACAAACAAAATCCCTTGCAGTAGCGGGTAATTCTGCTACCGCAAGGGATTATTTATTTGTTATAAATACTCAATTGAGTGCTTTAAATCCTCCTCAAGTAACGGTCTTGAAAATCGTCCGAAACTGAGATTTCCGGGGTTTGATGAGCCGTGGAACGAAGTAGAATTATCTCATGTACTTTGTGAAAGAAATGAGTATGCTGAAAAAGATGGAGCCTATGATCATGTTACACTATCAAAAGATGGAATATATGCAAAGACAGCACGATATGATAGAGATTTTCTTGTATCAACTGAAAATAAGAAGTATAAAGTAACACATTATAGCGACCTTTGCTATAATCCAGCTAACCTTAAATTTGGTGTAATCTGTTTAAACACATACGGCGATGCTATTTTTTCTCCGATTTACATCACATTTGAAATCAACAAAAATTATGATGCAAATTTTATTGGAGCCAATCTTACACGTTACAATTTTATAAATTATGCATTACGTTTCCAACAGGGAACTGTCTATGAACGAATGGCAGTTTCTCCTGAAGATTTTTTGAGCATAAAATGCTTTTTTCCGAATGAGAGAGAACAAAAGAAAATTTCTTCATTTGTTGGGCTATTAGATAAACGTATTGCAAAACAGCAGCAGTTAATAGATACCCTCAAGAAGTATAAAAGAGGTGTATTTGAAGCTGTATTTTCTCAGAAAATGCGTCTTGCCCCGCAAAAAGCTCAAAAACCTTGGAAACACTACAAAATATCCGAATTTGCTACAAGAGTTATTCGAAAGAACGGAAAACAAACTGATATTCCTCTAACCATTTCAGCTCAATATGGATTAATAGACCAAAGAGATTTCTTTTCAAAAGTAGTAGCAAGTACAGATATGAGTGGCTACTATCTTTTGAAGAACGGCGAATATGCGTATAATCGTAGTACCTCCAATGATTATCCATTTGGCTCAATTAAGAGGCTTGAACTATATCCCATGGGTGCAGTATCTACACTGTATATATGCTTTTGTATCAAAGATGATAAACTTAACAGTGACCTTGTAAAATGGTATTTTGAGTCATCACAATGGCATAAAGGCATAAACAAGATATGTGCAGAAGGAGCAAGAAACCATGGCTTATTGAATGTTCCAACGGACGGATTTTTTAATACTGTTCATTGTCTGCCAAGTGACACAAGAGAACAAACTGCAATAGCTGAATTTCTCTCAAACATTCAAAGAAAATATGAAACCTCTCAAAGACAATTACAAGCTATTGAAAGTCTTCGCACTGGACTATTACAACAGCTCTTCATATAAATAGCTGTTGTAACAACCCCTTTCTAAACTCCATAATTCGAGTAGATGTTAATTTTGCGGCATCAATTCGATCATCCAACGCCTTTAAAATAGATGCAATCCGATTTTGCAATTGCATATTTGGAATGATGATTTTTGACTTTACCATTTCGCTTTTACTGATTGAGGAAACCTTTGTTCCTTGAATCATTGGATAGAGTTGTCTCTTGAAATAATCAGAATTGAAGTAGTAACCGAGATACATAGGAGCAAATTTCTTTTGAGGACGGCAAGGAATGGTATGTAATCCCGATAAAGCAGCAACATTTTCTGCTCCAATTATTTCAGTAGCTTTTCCTACGGTATAATCTTCAGCAGTATCGGCAAAAACTACATCACCATTCTGTAAATAACTTGATTCGGAAAATTTTGAAATGTCCCGATCGGCTTTAATTGATGGAATAATGGCATTCCGAAAATCAACTAACGCACCATACTTAATCAGAACATCTCCATAATGAATATTCCTAATTTCATCGCAACCGGAAGACAAGTCATCTCTGGAAAAGGTGTTGTTTTGCAGAATTGTCATCACATTTCCAAAGGTGCATAGATGACTGTTGCTATCTTCGAGCAATCCGTCAAAGAGCACATTGGATAGTCCTCTTTTATACTTCTTGAGGGATGCCACAAGTTTCTCTTGTGCAGCTATTCTTTCATCTAGACTTTGGAGGAAGGATGCAATTTTGCTCTGTTCCTGCTCTGACGGAATATTGATGGGCATAGCAAAGAAAACATCATCTTTTATACTTACTCTATCATGACGTGCCCCACTATCGCCTGACATATAGACGTATCTATGCCAAACGGAAGAACGAAAATACCATTCAAAATACAATGGATTTATTTCAAATTTTGCTCTAAAGCACAGATATAATGGAGAAACAATGCCATCTTTGGAATATTTATAACTGCTTATTGGTCCATAAGGTGCATCTGTTGATTTGCGTGGGTTGTATACAAAATCACTTTTATGAATTATATAGTAATTATTTATATTATTTCTATTAGCAATATCTTTATCAAAGTATTCTCTTTGTGAAATCAACCCAAATTTAGCAGAATTACAAATCACATTTGTTATTTTCCCATCTGTATTCTTTTTTATATTTTTTATGAAAATAGCTGACAGAGTCGTTTCTTTCCACGGCTCATCAAACCCCGGAAATCTCAGTTTCGGACGATTTTCAAGACCGTTACTTAAGGATTATAATGTCCATCAAACCCTCCGCATGATTGCATTCGTGGAGGTGGTCTAAATGACTAACAATACACAATTCAAGACGCTTGTGAACACTTGGTTAAATCAAAAGAAACCAATGATCACACCGTCAACCCACGCTGGATTTACGCTGATCGCTGAAAATCATCTTATCCCCTATTTCGGTAAGCGTAAAATCGGCAGCATCACAGAAACCGACATCCAGAATTACATTTCGTATCTCTACGAAGCTGGAAGACTGGATAATACCGGAGGGCTTACGGTTAAAACAATCCGTGATGTTATTCTCGTTCTCAGACTTTCAATGGAATACGCATACAAGGAAAGAATTATTCCGTTGCTGAATTGGGATTTGATTGAATACCCGAAGGAACTCGGTGTTAAAAAGGTAATTTCTCTTTCCAGAGAACAGGAACAGGAACTGATTCAGTGCATCTACATGGACTTGAACAGAAAGACAGCTGGCATCCTCATCGCTCTCTTTACAGGTGTGCGAATCGGTGAGCTTTGTGGTTTGCAAATGAAGGATATTTCTTTGACAGAAAAAACTCTCAACATTAACAAAACGGTTCAACGCATTTACGATAAGAAAAAGGGTGAATCCTATATTTACATAGGACCACCTAAAACAAAAACTTCTGCGAGAACCATTCCTGTTCCGTCCCTACTCATGAACATTATCAAAAAGTTCTATACGGATAACCCGAATCACTACTTTCTGACTGGCAAGGCAAAACCGACAGAACCTCGCACCTATCGCCAGTTCTTCTCACGCTTTTTGAAAAGAAACGAACTGGAAAAAGTGAAATTTCACGAAATTCGCCACACTTTTGCTGTCAGAGCAATTGAAATGCCAGAGTTCGACATCAAATCACTCTCTGAAATTCTCGGACATAAAAATGTTTCTTTCACACTGAATGTTTACGGCAGTGCAAATCTCCAGCAAAAGACAAAATGTATGAATCTTCTCAACGACCTGCTTTAA